TGTTAACAAATGGGTTTGCAAAATCTACAGATGCGCCCTCAATGCCGGGCAAGTTTGCATTGATTGTGAAAAATTCTACCTTTGGTAATTGTTGAATACCAAAACGAAACTGAGTTGGACTTGCATAGTCTAACTGCTCTGGTTGTCTTGCAAGAGGGGATTGTGCGGTTGTCATTATGTCATCCTAACTAAGTTATTATGATCGTCAGTTTGAGTTAACATACCCCATCCTTTGATCCAATTGGCAGTTCTTTCCAATTCATCTTCTGGGATTGGTGCTGGTTCTACCACAACAATTCTACTTTCACGCAAATCTGAAACTGTTAATGTACCAATTTCTGGGTCTCTTACCTTATGGTAATCAATGAAATACTGCAAGTATTTTTTCTTGTCTGCGTTAATTCGTTTTACTGCTTCACATACAGCCCGATTGAATTTACCATATGTTTCTTCATCTACGTTATCAGAAGCAACTTCTGTCCCGTGATAAAATGCACTTGTAACAACTCTACATCCATTCTTTTCTGCGAGAGTTAAGTAGGGTTCTGTTAATGTAGTTGCTTCAATTACTCCAGACATCATTGCATCATAACGATGGCGAGAGCCATTCGGTGCGCTACAAAGAGTTATTTGATCCCGTTCAAGAAATCCTTCAAGCATATGTAATGCTAAGTAATGTGTACCAAAATAAAACGGAACACCTACCAACTTACCAGCAAGTTGTTGTGCAGTGTATACTTCTGATTCGGGTCTCACTACAAGACCAGCAAATGTAACAATTGATCTTCGTCCTATTTGTCGGCCACTTTCAATTCCAGAATCTTGAACACGACAGTAGTTGCCCCATTCGCAGGCGTTATACATATCTGCTTTGCCTTGCTCGAATAGTTTACCATGACTAGAATGTGGGTCAACTTCACTTGGGTCTTTAATATCAGTATTGATAGTTTTTGTGATACCCACTACATTTTCAGTTGGATCACGATCAACCCAAGTTATATCTATACCTTCTTCTGCAAAAAGGCCTTCGTTATAGGCAACAAGTTCAGACAAACCCTGAAATGGTGCAGTCGTTTCTAAATTTAGTGTCTCCATAATACTATTTATAACAAAAAAAGGGGAGAGCCGAAAGTCCTTGTGTCAACCATAAGAGATTTTAAATCCCTTATGTTGCTTTGCTTTACCATTTGCTACCCGTGTCATATTACCTTGGTCTAAGTTATTTTCTCTACACCACTTAGTGAGATTATTTACTTCAAACTCATTACCATCAGGGTCAGTTATAATATATTCTTTAGATAATGCAGCTGCAACCTTATCCTTTTGAGATTGTGGTTGTTTTCTACCTGTTGGGTCAATCTTTGCTTTGTGTTCTTCTGTGAGTTTCTTACCTTTATTTGCCATACCAAATCTCCTAAAATCACCTGTGTGGGGTACATCGTGACCCCTTCTATTTTCATATATTGCAGAAATTATCTCTTCCTTACCAATCATACCAGACAATCCCTTATAGGCAAGTTTGTCTTGCCATTTTCCGTATTTCTCATATAAAACTTTGTGTGCTTCAACGTGTTCCACAACAGAAAGCTCTATAATGTTACTTGGGTCATCTGTCCCACCAGCGTGTCTTGGTATGATATGGTGTTTATGTTTCATATAGTTATTTATAACAATTAGAAACTCTATGTAGTTGATATACAAAAAAGAGGGCGCTGTTTCCAGCACCCTCTAAGTTTTTAGTCAAGTTTCTTATTGTAGTTAAACTACATAAGGTTTCTTACATCAAATTGGTCACTTTGACTCTGCGATACCAAGCATTGGTGTTAGCATCCAGTGACGCATCGGTATTAACCGTGTCAGCGGCAGCAACCGCACCCGCACCAGCGAATGGGTTAGCAGCAAGACCATAACGGGTCTTGAAACCAATCTTAGGCTGGAAGGAATTCTCACCTACCGCACGAACCATCTGAAGAGGAACGTATGGGCAGTAGAAGAAACCAGCATCGTAAGGCGATGTACCCTTGTAACCACAAACATAATACTGACTAGCAGCAACATTTGCAGAATACGGATCAACATATACCTTAAAGCGACCATTCATCGTACCAGCAAATGTGGAGGATGAATCGTCAACTGCGAGGTTGTTATTCAGAGCAGGCGTGTAATCAAGAACACCAGCCATTTGAAGAGCAGAAGCAACATCAGCTGAAACGATCAGCATGTTACCTTTACCACGGCGAGTCTGTTGACCAATCGCATTGGCATCACGTTCGATTTGGAACATAAGACCCTTGAACTTCTCAACCGACCAACGACCATTAGAGTCGGTGTCCAGATCAAAAGTACCAGCAGTAGTTGTATTAACCTGAGCACCCGCAACAGCTGTAACATACAGCGAACGAATAACTTCACGGTTAATTTCAGCAAGAATTTCTGTCGAAAGAATGTTGCTGAGTTCTGTCTCGGCGTCAAGACCATGAATTGCCTTCAAGTCCTGTGCAAGTTCCATCGTGTACTCAGCTTTGAGTGCGCGAGAAACGGCAGTAACCGTAGACTTTTCAATACTGAATGCCATTTCAGCAAAAGCGTTCGTACCGCTATCACCAAGTGCTTCAGACTGAGCTCGTGTCATACCTGTTGCGGAAGTATAGGTTCCCGGCGAGGCATCATTAAGAACAGCAGGGTTAGTCTCTGTAGTAGCAATATCACCACCACCGATTGTACCAGCAGCGTTCTGGTTGGAAGTATCAGGGAAAGATTCGTCCATGAGAGCTTCCGCACCATCCTGTGAGGCGAGCGAGGAACGCATCGCAAAGATAAGTCCAGTTGGACCTGTCATTGGCTGCACACCACAAACGTCATAAGCGATAAGGTTAGGCATTGCACGACGAACCAATGAGATCAAAATCGGATCCCATGTATCCATCTGCCCACCACCCATGCTGTTGACGGGTGCTGTTTCTGTAAGAAAACCACGGTCTTCTTTCATTGCTTTTTCTTGGTTCTCTAAGATGAGAGTAGTAACTGCCCGCTTGTAAGAATCCTCAATCCGTGGAAGATCGGGGTGTTCTAGGACTGGCTGCCACTTTTCTTGTAGATGTTCTGTCTGAAACATTTGTTTCTCCTTTATTAATACATCTGTTTTTTATAATATTATTGGGCACGCTCTTTGTTACGACTAATTGCCGACATGTAAGCGCCCATAGCTTCAGTCGTATCAATGTCCTGTGCGGTGCCACCATCTTCATCATCAAAAGTTTGTTCAACAATCGTCTTCGGGAAATAACTTTCCTTTAAGGTATCAAGTTTTGCTTTGAAGGACTCTTCGTCAACAAAATCAATATCTTCAGTGAGAGATTTGAACTTTTCAATTTCAGTATCGGTCAACTCTTCGCATGATTCGGAGATAACCTGTTCCCGAACTAGACCAGACTTAACATTGGAAAGAACGATATTTTGTTCCATAACACTGTTAACCTTTTCCTCTAGTTCAGCAATTTTTTCAGACTGTGCTTCGAGAACGTCATATTTCTCATCAGGCACGTCAATATAATGATCTTCAAACAACTGTTTCAGTCCAGAGATAAAGTCCTCTGCAATCTCGCCTTTTAGTCCGCGCTCGATTGCCAACTCGTTCTCTTTAGTCCATGTCTCTACAACGTAGTTGAGATAAGTATCTACTTTTTCTGTAAGAGTATCAACTGACTCTTCCAGTTTTACTTCAAACTCGCCAGTCATTGTTTCGTGAATACGAGCAATTTCTTCGCGGGTTTTCGATTTAACAGCAGCTTCAAAAATTGTTGCTGCCTTGTCTTTAAATTCTTCAGAAAGGTCTTCACCATCAACGAGAGCGGCAACGTCTTCCGCAACATTAATGGACTTGATCTTCTCTTCGATCTCTGCCTTAGCATTTTCGAGTTTCTTCAACTCTTCTTCTGTCTCAGCATTTTCTGTTTCAGCAAGAGAGGATGCATGAGCAGCAAGCATCTCTTCGATGTCGCCCTTCTTCATCTTACCAATTTGTTCTAGAGCCTGTGCCTTAGTCATTTTCTTTGACTCAACAACAACTTCACCTTCTGGTACATGACCAGCGGCAAGTTTTTGAGGGCCATCTGCTTTACCAGCACCCTTCTGTTGTGCATCACCACCAACTTCTTTTGCTTTCTTTCCAGCAACATCTGTTGGTGATTTCTTTGCATCAGGTTCTACTACGGGTTCTCCACCATCTTCGGTTTCGCCACCGGGTGTTACTGCAGCAATTTTCTTTTTTGGTTCAGCAGGAGCAGCACCCTTTGTCTGGGCATCACTTGCTTCTTCGAGTTCTGCAAGCACTTCTGCTTCCAGCTCTTCAATTGTTTGTTCTAGTTCTGACATCGGGTGTCTCCTTACCTTTGTAATGATTATTTATAAATTAAAGTCTTTTAAGAAACTTAGCAAATGCCAATGCTTCTTTAGTTGCGTTCCTCTGACGTTTCTTAACATCAAACTCTCGTTTCATCTCCATCATTTCTGATTCCAACAACGCACCGTTGTTCCAAACCCACTCTTTACCTTCCATAATACCTTCGACGAAAGCATTTGGTGCAGAGGGATCAGCAACAATGTCTGCTGCTGTTGCGAGATAGAAGTCATCCCGCACATAGTTTGCACCACCTTTTTGATCTAGACTGCCCATTCCCCGTGAGGAAACGCCCAGTTTTGCACCTTCATCCATAAGACTCTTCACAATCTCACCCATAGGCGTAGACATAATCTTCGCCTCTCCAATAAAATTCTTTTTTTCTGGTGTCAAAGATGTAATCATATGTGATACTCGTTCCAGATTTACGGTTGGCCCGTCTGGATGCCCAAGTTCACCAAATGCACGATTCTCTTTGATAAAATTCTTGTTGTATTTTGTAACTTCATTATTGAGTATTTCCATAGGATACACCCGACCATTACGGTTCTTGATGTCAGCCTGCATAAAGATACCACGAATCTTGTAGGACTTACTACCGTCTTCCTTTGCTTCGCAGATATACTCTACGTCTTCGACTGCCTCTGAAAATAGTTTCATTGTTCTATCCTTACGCTGTATAGTTTTCGTCTTTTTTAAATTCTAAAATAACAAACCCAGAAGTACCCCTTGTTTCTCCGTTGATATCAGAGGATGTTGCAGTCGTATTTGTTGCAGTTCCCTTGATTAGTCCAGCAGAACCATCATAGTGCCCTGTACCAGCAAGTTGTAGTGCAACTACATTGTCTGAAGAACCGATAAACTTAATGATCAAATCACCAGTGTTTGCTGCAGCAGTACCCTGAGTGAGGGCCCACCAAACACGGGACAGGTTTAATTTACTACCATTTGCAAAACCAGAAAGCCCGCCTGCATCAAGAATGAGGTTGTCAGCAGTATCATTATCAAAGATTGCCTTTACCGTTACGATACCACCAGCAGCTGGGGCATTCACAATAGTATCTCTTAATGTTGTCGTTACAAATGACATCTATCTCTCCTAGATCGCTAACATTTCTTTTTCAAAATATCCAAGAAGTTCTTTCTCAGGAACTTTATATTTCTTAGATATGTCGGTTATAGTTCTTTCGAAACTATTTAGGAAATCTGAAGGTTTCGCATCCATTTTTTTGAATAAATCGTCCACTGCGTCCTTCATTTTGGGTGAAAGTCGCTTATATTGTTTCGATTTCTTATGCTCATCCCGTTCTACAACTGTAGATTCATAGATTTCCTCAATCCGTTTCATTTACATCCGCTTCCTTATTCTGATATTTAACAAATGTGTTAGCAAGTTCTCTACGTTTAACTTCCAAAGCATCACCAACCCTAGTGGCCATTGTGATACTAAATGCTTTCTCAGCTTCAATATTATTACCATCTACAAGAGCGTCTACAAATTCTTTACTCATTATTTATCTCCTCCATTAAACTTCTGATCATTATTTGGTTTATCTTCTTCTTCAGGTTCTTCATAGTCTGGCATCTGTTCTGGAGTAACAATACCACCAGCTGCATCCTGTGGATACCTTGTAATACCATCGCCACCATCTGGCATATCAATACCACCATCCAATGGGTCAGTTTCAAGTTCTTTCTTCATCTGAGTTCGCATTTCTTGAACTTCAGCATCAGTCATATTCAGAACCTTCTTCAATACATATTCTTTACTGAAGAATGTTCCAATGTAAGACTGAATACCATCAAGTGTCTGGATACGATCATTAAGAAGTTCTGCATCCTTCAACTCTGCAAAGTGGCCATCTTCCATGAAGTCATACTGAATATGCTCTTGCATACGAGGCCAGTCTTCTGGAGAAATTATTCCTTTAAGGAGTAGGTTAGTTTTGAGCAAGTCAGTGAATAGGGGGGTAAATTTCTTACGAATACGTTGTACGAACTTAGTGAACTTGAGTTCATCTCTAGTAATTTCTGATGCTCGACCCATACTGAATCCGTTTTCGGCTTCAAGTCTTGAAATCGGCACGTTAAGTGAACGGTATAGTTTTCGTTGGAAGTATACGATATCATCTATTTCCCCCAGATTAGAACCGCCGGGAAGTGTTGTAATCTCTGTACCCCTACCACCTTCACGGCGCGGCAACCAAAAGTCTTCAAGCATCGACATATGATTTCGGTCATCCCGAATTTCCCCTGTGGTTGCATCGTAAACTAACTTGTTACGATAACGATTCATCACATCTTTTAGATATTGTTCTGCTTTGACCTTCGGTAAATTACCAACATCAATGTAGAAAATTCTACGTTCTGGTGCGCGAGAGATACGATAGATAACAATCGCATCCTCAATCATACGCAACTGATTAACTGGTTTAATTGCTTTGTGCAGATAAGAGATAACTCGACCTGAGTTATTGTCAATAAGACCTGATGGAACATACACTATCGAATCAGCAGAAATCTTAATTCCTTGATCATTACCCTGCATCCCAGCGGAGGCAAAAGATTTGTCATTGTAGATGAAATACTCATCCACTTTTTTGATCATCTCAACACCATTTTGATCTGTTGCTGGGGTTTTCGTTGTTTCTCTAACCTTACGAATCTTAGACGGGTCAATAAACCTCAATTGTGTTAGGCCTTTTTGAGGGTCTTTATTATCAATAACTTTGTGATAGAACATTCTTCCGTCAATATACCAACGACGAAAAATGTCATGACCCTTCTCATTAAAATTGAGAAGACGCAAGACTTCCATGAACTCTAACCTAATACGTTTCTTAATTTTATCGCTATAAGGTAAATTAGTTAAGTCTATGTTAACTGGGATATCGTTAAGATTTGAAATTATACCTTCATTTACAATATCTTCAATCGCAGCATCACACTCCGATTGCATAGAGATATCTCTATATCTCCGAATGAGGTCAAGTTCATTGCGTTCCCGCCCATCTGTATCTAGTACAGATGAAAAGAATCCGCCACCCGCAACCTCAATTGCGCCGTCATCAGGAGTGGGGTCCGTGAAAGTTTTTTCACGAGGCCCCATATCCTTTTGTGCTTTTTGTATTGTAAAGCCAAATAGTTCTGCCATAATGTTTCTGTCTCCTACCTTCTATTTAGTAGGTTCAAATTAGAAGTTTACGCCAGAAGCTTCAAAGTGTTGATATCTCCAAGAAACTGAGAATTCTTCAACTGCACTTTCAGTATCCATACTCAGATCAATTGCAGAACCCGAATTAGTTGGCCAACAGTTACGAAGAATATATGTCTTCAGAACTGTTTCGTCACGATCCAACTGTTCAACAGTCAAGTCTGTCTGATAATCAGCAGGAGAAACAACACCAGTATTAAGAGCAAAATCATTGATACCATTTGACCAAAGTTCGATTGCGTTCTTAATCATAAAGTCAGTGTCATTAAGAAATGTAACTTCCCAAGGTTCTGGTTCAGCTGCATCACCTGCCATATAGATTGTACGACCACGAAATTTTAAAGGAATTTCAGTGATAGCACGGGTTGGTAATGCCGCAGCTTTTACTAGAAAAGATGTCCTACGAGTATCAAGACCGATTGCGATACCTGATGGCGGAGTAATAGTTATCCTAAATTGGTTGGCTCTTGCACCACCACCGATTAGATTTGCTTTAAAGTCATCTATATTTGCCATGATTAACCTCCTACCTCACTAAACGCAACACCAGTTCGTACGGCGATGAAGTTTAGTGTAATAAAGTTGATTGACCTTGCTGGTTTAATGTAGATGTCACCAATAAACTCGTTACGGTCAATGACCTCACCAGTATTATTAGTTGTATCACAAATTACCCTAAAGTCGAAAATACCTCTACGACCCTGCACATCCCGCAAGAAGGGTTCTACAAGATTACGGAACTGCGCCCTTGTAAATTCATCATTGAATTCAAAGAGTTGGAACTTAGAAGCAGTGGCGATTGCCTTTTCAAGTACAAGGAACAGACGACGCACGTTAATGCGGTCAAATGCACTTGGTTTGGAAAGAGCAGTCTTATCACCAAAGAGTGTAACACCCTGCCCGGGGAAATCAACCACTGGGTTAATCCGAGCCTTATAGAGAATGTCACGATCTGCTTTCATTGGGTTGTATGAAAGTTTAACTGCACCACGAACACCACCACGATTGTAACCCGCTGGTGAGAACCAAGGGTCTGCAACAGCATCTGTATTTGCACAAAGACCCGCAGTATCACCATTCAAAGGAACAAACCGATACACATCGTTGTATTTGTCATACATGTACTTGTATCCACTATCGAATACCATGTATGAAGACGATGGACATTTGTCAAATGCATTCTTAACATTTTCTGTTTGAGTAATGGATGATGTTACACCAACTGTTGCACCACGATAAGGAGATACGAAACCAACACAATCCCTACGCAATTCACAAAGGTCTGTGATCATTGTTACTAAAGTATCTTGACCCGCTTCTGTGTCTGCAACACCAGAACTTGGACCACCCATAATTAGGTTGATGTCAAGATTTTCTGTGTCAGCAAACTTGTCATAAGCAAGTTCTATTTCACCAGCAGTAACAGAGTAATCATCCGTTCCACCTGTCAGAGTATCACTATTAACACCGGCCACCACTGTGTAGTCCGTACCTGTGGCAATATCTGTACCCCAGTTAGTACCACCAGAAATATGATCTGTCCAGTAAATGAAACCGGAACCACGGAAGATAACATCTGGGTAGTAGTTACCACCACCCTGAGTTGTCTTTGCAGCTGAGTTCTTAGACATACTTGGCCAAACTTCAATAACTGAAGATGTGCGTTGTCCCTTAACATCAACATCATAACCTGTAATGTCACCAGTTTTATCATAAACTGCAACATGCAATTCATCTAATTCGCCACGAGCATTTGCGATTGACCAATCTGATGTACCGGGGGCACTGTCAAATAGATCACTGAAACGCCAACGACGGCGAATGTATGAGTTATCAGGAATAATTGTCTGAAGTCCGGCACCACTAGGATCATCAAGAACCCGAATAGTCAAATCTTGACCCGAAACTGATGTGACTTCGTATTCTATATTACCACTTTCTACTGCAACATTTGTCATTAAAGAAAGAACTACATCATTTGCAACCGTTATTGCTTTGTCAAGAATAAGGTTCTGTTGGTCTGTAACTGTAACAATCTTAACCACTTCGTCACCATCAGAGATGCCTGCACCAACAACACGTTGTCCAACCGCAGCTGTACCAGAGTTACCATCAACCACAAGATTTTTTGTAGCAACAGTAATCGCACCATTTGAAATAGCGGTAATAGTATTGTTAGCATAAAATTTAATAATATCCCCAATCGCAATTGTTGCGGATGTTGCATTTTGATCATCTACTGTAATAGACAGATCACCAATTGCACCAGCGCCATCTACTAAGTTAAGTGTTCCTAGTTGCTGACTAAATGCTGCTGGACTTGGACAGATATCAACACCAAGTGAGTTACCATGAGTACCAGCGGTACGAGCAGCCCACTCACCGTGAGAACCTTGTCCTGTTGAGAAACTAGCTTCATAATGGTCATCGTCACGAATGAGGATACCACTGTTTGCACCAGCGTTTAGAATGGATGATTCTGCGCGAACCACCCTGAGTGCATCACCATACTGCAAGAAGTTTGCAGCAGTGAACCACCACTCAAAATTTGAACTATTTGGCTTACCGAATGTCTGTAACAGCTGTTCTTCCGAACTAATGGCGGTAACTGCACTTACTGGCCCCTTTTGAAAAGGCCCGGCAATTGCGCCAATAGACGTAGATACAGAAGGAACAACATTTGTAAGATCGATTTCCCTAACGTGAACGCCGGGTGAAACTAAAAATCCCATGTCTTTACTCCTAACTTAAAGAGAGTTATTTGTTATACAGATATTTATAAAAAACCTCTTTTACATAACTCAATTTTATAAGTGTTATATCATATAAATAGAATTATGAATGATCATTATGAAAAATACAAAGATACCATCAAGAAGGTTTCACGAAGAAATTATCAGAAGCGAGTATTTCTTCTAAA